TCTTCTCCTTCTTGGCCTTGGGGCCATCGGACTCCTTCACGTTGGCATTGAGCTCAGCGGGGTCCTCGAAAGCATCACCATGGTCATCGGCATTGGCGAAGGAACCGACCATTGGGTCGACGCTCTCGCGAAGGCGGCGGAGGCGGTGGAGCTCACGACGAAGCATTGACTCGTCGATGTTGTACACAACCTCACCGCGACGGTGACGGAATGACTCCTTGACGTCGTCCTTCTCATCCTTGTCATTGGCCTCGTCCATGCCCTCATCGGCCTCGTCCATGCCCTCATCGGCCTCGTCGGCCTCATACATGCCCTCATCGGCCTCGTAGGTCTCATCGAACTCGTAGACGCCCTCGGTCTCAAGCTCGTCTCCACCCTCATCGTCACCCATGTCGGCATCGGCCTCCATATCATCGCCGCCTTCATCACCGGCAGCTGATACTTCCATGCCAAGTGCGCCGGCGAGCTGCTCAACAGCAGCCTTCACAGCATCGACGTCGACATCACCCTTGGCAGCATCCTCGCCGGAATCATCTGCTATCTCGAGGTCATCACCGCCCTCGGCATCCTCCTCGTCGGCCTCAAAGAGACGACGGGCACCCTTCCTTCCATTTGACTCCGCAAGTAGGTTGCGGAGAAGTGTCCTTGTTGACATTTCAGAAATCTCCTCTAGTAGATTGTTGAACTCATTTTTTGCAGCCTCCGCAAGAGATCCGGAACCTGCGTCCCTTAGCTCCTGCTTGAGTCCAATCGCCTTGCGGAGGACCGCGTTGAACTCCTCGACGATTCGGTCTGCAGCCTGCTTGTTAGGCCTGCGACCATTGAGAGCGCCGAGTGCTCTCCTAATCATTCTTGCCTCAAGACGTAGGGCATTAGTCCTGTCCTTGAGTGTTCCACGACCGTCGACAATATTGAGTAGAGCCTTGACAGACTCGCTCGTCATCTCTACGGCCTTGTCATTGAGCTGTGCCTTCTCATCAAGATCGAAGGTCACCCTCTTGACTCCTTGGGGGACATGAAGATCAATGCCATCATCTTCCTCATAGTCCTCATAGTCCTCTTCCTCTGACTCATAGTCAAAGTCGGAGTCATCATCATCATCCGATGGCACAGTATCGACCGATGAAGTGCCGACAGGAACCGAGGAAGTCTCCTCGGAATCGTCGTCCATTGCATCAATGATGTCCATGACATCACCAGAATCATCCTCATTAAGGAGCTTCTGCTCGACAAGGCGCCTGATCCTCGGCGTAAAAGCATCAAGGAGCTTGTTCTTAGCATTTTCCTCGGCCATCTTTACGAGGTCCTTTGCCTCGCTCAGTGCCTCTTCGTAGAGTTTACCTGTAGACATCTTGTTTCCCACTGATACCTATTCAGTACAAAGCTCACTTTCTCAGCAAGTTTGCACTATGATATGCCCTGATCACACTTCTCAGTTTCTGAAGGGTCTCATCTTCAGGTTCATCAAAGAATTCATCCACCGGAAGTGGCGCCTTTGAGTAACCATGAGGAGTTGACTTTGTATTCAGAACCTGCTTGAAGGGGCTTACAGGTGATGTTGAGTTCACACCGCCTGCAATTGCCTGCTTCCTTTTATAGAGACCAGGTATTGGAACGATAGAACCCTTAGATCTGTTTGGAGCAACGGACTCAGAGAACGCGTTCAATGAAGTTGCTGCACCAACAAAATAGAATGGATTGACTTTATTCGTTGCGTAAGGATCGCCAGAGTACCCACCAGGTGATGCCTTGTTCTGGAGTTTTGTCGTGAGTGAAGAATCAATTTCCTCATCATCGTCAATCTCCTCAACAGGTTCCCTGTATGGGTATGTTCCCTGATACTGACGAGGCGCGTGGAACTTGGACTTGGTTGTACCGTATCCAAGATCCTCACGCCTGTCATAGTTGGGAAGATTGGCAGGGCCACCACCAATCGCCTCCCAGAGTGAGATCTTACGAAGCATTCGCTGTTGCTGGAGACTGGCCTGGAGTGTACTGTGCAACTTCCCTGCCAAGCGACATCCTTTCAGATGAAACTGCTGGATTCCTCGAAGGCTGTGATGCATCAGTAGAGCTTCCAAGGTTTGCAATTGAATTCGTCGGTGTTGTACCAAACCCTTCAGGTGCAGCAGCCTGATCCCTTGGATCAGCCGAACCGTCTCCTGGGGAGATTGGGTTGGGAACCCAAGCAGATGCAGGAAGTCCTCCACCACCAACCTCTACATCAGCAAAGTTAGGTGGACGCCTACGATCATCAGATGCGTTAGCACCAAAATCCCTGTCAACAGTTCCTGTCTGGAGGTTATCGGTGATCTCATTCTTCAGAAGGTTTTCAAGTGATGCCTGCTTATAAGTTGCAGCACCGGCAGTTCCAGCGTAATCAGCCACGCCAGGAGTACCAGGGAACATCGACTGAAGCGTTGACGTGTCCGCCCTACCCTTTGTTCGGGTGGTGGAAGTCACGGTATTGATTGTCGGGTATGTGTACGTTGGCATGACTGATTCCTCCTATCAAACGTTGTGCTTGATTCTTGACCTGACACGAGACTTCGACTCACGGATCTGACGAAGCTGGCGTACAAGCTTAGCCTCCTCAACTGTGAGCCTGTGAAGCGTTGCAGCCTCATTCTTGATGCCCTGGGCCTTGGCCTGGTCGATTGCATGAACGACGCCGTCGGCCTGGTCCTCAGGACCGAGCTCAGTCGTCTTCTCATATCCTGTATCATCTGCTTCACGCATCTTCTTCTTCTTGGCCTCGGCCACGATACGTGCCTTCTCTTCCCTGACTATCCTGCGGAGGAGTGCAGGGGTGAGCTTTAGTGTACTTGACATTTTACCTCCGAGCGATTATGTGCTCAAGTTAAGTATTCACAATTAGCCGTTTCTACGGGCTGTCTTATCATTGAATGCAAGAAGCGCCCAATTACTTGCACCTTCAAACACTGACGGGTCAACACCTGTATCAACGACAGGATTCGAACCTGGGCGAGCGCTGCCGGGGTCTCCAAGGTTTTCAACAAGACCGCTTGCAGCTGTGTCGGCAAAGATAGATGCCATGACATCATTTCCATTTGCAAGGACTCTGAAGGCATCCTTGTTCACAGGCCTTGGCTGCTGTCGCTGTGGAGGTGCCTGCTGCCTTGGAGGAGCATAACTCATAAGGTCTTGAGTCTTTCTTACAGGTGCAGAAGGCAAACTGCCTCTTTTGCCAACAGACTCCTGCACATTTCTACCTGCACCTTCCATCAAGATCTCAAGCAGGCACTCTTTCACGATTGTCTTTAGTTCATTTCGATTCAAGGCTTCCTCCAACTGAGTATGTCATTGAACACTCTATCGATACGATCTGACTTTGTGAAGGTTTGATTGAGTGACTTTGGATCGATCCTCTTGCCCTCAGCCATCATAAAGGCTCCCGGTGTCGAGGGTTCTGCAACGAAGTCCCAACAAATGAGCTGAAAGTCGTCCTGGACGACTTGAGTGTCACCGTCTCTCTTCGTTGAACCAACACCTCGTGATGAGATTCCAAGAGTGACTCCTGACTCTACAAGGCTTTGTAGGATCTTTCCCATAGGGGTGTCAAGAAGCTCAACCGTTCCATAGCAAACGTCGCCTTCCATGTGCGCCTCACGTATGATGTGGCTCACCTTCTTCAGTTCGACGACCGAAGAGTCCGGATGGTCGCACTCACCAAGGGCACGATTCTCACGTATGAACTTCTGGTAGTTCCTCACTTCTCGTTCAAGTATCGCCCTTGGATAAACCCTGCCATTCTGGTTGAGAGTCTCGGACTTCTGTAGGATTCCTCGCATAATGACCTTGCCGCCATTCTTGTCACGACTTTCCTTAATCATCTCAGGCGTGTATGAGAATGCAGTCCACTCAGTGAGAAGCTTGATTGCTTTATCACTTGGCATCATCGCCTCCTAACAATTCTTCAGTTAATTTTGAAAGCAGCAGAAACTTTGCAACGTTTGCCTCTGAGACATCATTGACATCTAGAACCTTCACGCTTTCAAGCACAGATCCAATCTTTTCAGACAGAACCTCATTCTTGTTCTCAGATGCAAACTTTCTAAGTGCCTGAAGTGATGAAGTCTTATTCTCAGACATGATGCTTCTTGCCGTTGTTATGTCACCTCGAGCAGAAGACATAACAAGCCTGAGCTGTGATTCACTTAGGTCCTGTCCAAACTTGTTTGCGACCTTCTCACGCATCAGCTTCACACTGAGACAGTTCACATTTTCTGCCTTGATAAGTTCAGGAATTTTCTTCGGCGTCATGAGAAGCTCAATTGCCTTTCCTTCAAACTCAACTATTACAGGAATGTTCGCATCATCGCCCTTTCTCCACTCATTGAGCAGAGTCTGTATCGTAGCTAAATCACGATACTCAGGAACTCTAGCATCAAAGAAGTTTGACTCATTGAGCTCCTTGTTGATGGAACTAATCAGCCTTCCTTTCTCAGTGTCAAGGGCTTTGATGCCGTGCTTGCGTGCTGCTTGTCTTGCTTCATCAAGTATCCTTGTAGCAAGCTTCTCATCCGAGACTGTCGTTCGAAGCATTGCATTGAAAAGACGGAACTCCCTGTACAGGTTGCTGTCCTTGTTAAAGTGCTCCTTGACAATTCCCATTGCGGCACGCGCCTTATCGTTCTTTCCCTCAATCAAAGATCGAGAGATATAACGAACAAGCTGCTCATATATCAAAGCGACATTTCTCTTTTTGTTGTGCTTTGCTTTAGTCTTCATCGTCAGTCCTCGATTCGCCATTTTCAGAAATGACGCCTCTCCTTGCATTCCTACCTATGGAAGTCCCGAGGGACCTGATGGTCGAATCTACCTCAAGTGTTCGATTCGGCTTTACAAAGTTCTTATCATCAAGCATTGCTTCAAGCAGAGAAGTTCCAAGATCATCATCGGCATAGCCTCCTGCGAATGGTGTATCAAAGGGATTCTTCCTACCTGATTGTGGCCTGTCATCAAGGGTCATTGCTTTGAAGTCAGGTACATGGCTTTTTCTAGAGCCTATACTTCTGCTCTTCCTTCCAACGTTTCCACCAAATGCATTCTTCTTCTCGTTGGTAACGAACTGTGAAGGCCTAATCGGAACTGCGTCATCCTCACCAATCACTGTGCCGGTCTTGAAGTCACCTGCAAAGAGGTCCTCAGCGCCACCTGCTTCACCTCCTGCATCACCACCTGCGTCGCCTCCGGCATCACCACCTGTATCACCACCCGCTGCACTGTCTGCACCTGAACTCTCGATGTCAGCATCTTCCTTTTTGTCGGCCTTCCTTCCTTCCCTAATCGACTCAATTTCCTCATTTGTAAGGCCCAAAATGTTCTTCCTAATCCAGCCTCTGTCAACAGCACCCTCAGGTGCGGTGCCTGCTATCTCAAACTTCATTTTGATCAGTTCGAGCTTCTGTAGCTGTGCAACAGATGAAGGATTGTTAAGCGCAAGAGTGAAGTTTAGCAGGTCCTCCTTGTCAAACCCATGCGAGTAGAGGTGGACCATTGCGATCTTATTAAGCTCAGAGATGATGACCTTCTGAATTCTTGATATCGTCCTTGAGAATCTAATGTCCTCTTGCGCAAGAGTAGCCTTGGCACCGATCTCTTCGTCATATCCAAGGTAGGCCTTTGGAATCTTCAGGGCAGCAAAGAGCTTCTTCTGAATGTACTGCACGTCCTCGATTGCTGCGGCATTCTGTCCACCAGCAAGGGTGTCGATCTTAGTGCCAGACTCACCACCCCTAACTGGAATGAAATAGTCATCAAGTGAACTAAGCGGGTTGTAGCGAAGGTCCATCTTGCCGGTTGCCTTGTCAACAACCTGATTTCGCTTCAGGCTCGTCTGGGCCTGTTGCATGTAGTTCTCAATCTCTTCAGGAGGAACATTGCCGACATCGATATAGAACACACGCCGTTCAGGAGCGCGAACAATTCGATAGACAAGCATTGCGTCTTCAATCAGAATCAGCTGGCGCCAGATTCTTCTGGCTGACTCAAGAACAGATGCGCCGTATGGCAGGAAAGCATCGTTGCCAAGGAGCCTGAAGTGCGTTACTTGCCAGTTCTCTAAGACAGTGTTTCCCCTTGTAATCCAACGAAACCTAACCGCCATTGGGTCCTGTGGGTCAAAGCCCTCCTCCCTTTCGATCTCAGCGATAGGAATGGGATAAGCATTGACAACACCATACTGTGGATTCACGTCCATGAAAAGAAAGAAATCTCCATACTTGCAGAGGTTTCTTGTCCACATTGGTAGATTGAAGTCAACATTGAGGATGTCATAGAAGAGGTTATTGAGGAGGTCACGAACCGTACGATCTTCAGAATACACATGAAGGACCCTGCCCGTTTCGTCTTGTGACGCAGTTTCCTCAGCGTATATGTCAAGAGCCGATGCTATCTCCGGTGTAGCTTCCATCTCTGAGAAGTCGGAGTATCTCGACATTCTGTCGAATGCGCCGTATGCAGAGATTGTGCTTGAATAGACATCAGAGATGTTTTTACGAAACAACTCATATGCAGATGAAGCATTGGGTTCACTGTAGTTCTTCACCTTCCTGCGTATTACAGGACCAGATCTGAATAGCGTAGTCAGTCTTGAAAATAGACTTTTTCTGGGTTCATTTGCCATGAATCACTCTATCACTCTTTCCTTTCGAGTAACTATGAAACTCACTTCTTGTACATCCACATAAGCTCAGGCGGTATCATGCTGTCGTAATTTCCAAACATTGAAGCGTCGTAATTGACAGGCTTCATCGGGTTGGAGTTTCCTGTAAAGATCGGTTGAGGTATTACTCTTTGCCTGTTGACTGAGAAAGCGGACATCATCGACTTGTAAGCATCGGTATTTGAATGGGTCTTCAACGTTGGATCGAAGAGAGTGCACGCAATTGCCGCCGCTATCACAAGATCATCATTGAAACCCTTTTGAGCCTTGGGCGAGTCGCCAAGCCAGACAAAAGTACGAAGTTCGTCAACAAGCCTTGAAGAGTAGATCTTGATGTTTCCGATCCTGACGAACTCCTCAAACTTTGTTAGGCACGGACCTCGAGTTGCACCGTTTGTATTGAAACCGAACTTTCCAACAGGAATGTCTACAGAGTATGTGAAACGCTTGTCGTTGATGTGAATGTTTGGGTAACCGAGATCCCTGAGCTTCGTTATCGTCGCAAATCCATATGTGTTGTTCTCAGGACAGACAAGCGCCTTGTTATAACGAAGACCAATCTCATTGATCAAGATGCCGAACTGGTCAGGCTGCATCTTTCCACGAAATTCACAAACCTGCTCAGAGTCCAATGTGTCAAAGACCTGTATCGTCGAGTAGTCACTGGCATCACCTCTTGCCACATCTGCGGCTACGACGTACTTTCTTTCCGGTATTGGGTACTTCCACTGCCAAACACCCCGCTCAGGCCCCCAGGTTTCTATCGGAGGACGACAACCCATTCTTACCCTATCAAGGTCTTCAGAGCTTAGGAATGTGTCGCCTGATGATGCAAAATCACACAGTAGCTCTTGAGCAATCTGCTTCTTTGTCATGTTCTTGGATTCGTTGTCGAACCAAGACTGATCTCTGTCCGGGTGTACGTCCCACATTAGCTTTATTGGATTGAATGCCGAAACACCCTTCTCAGCTTCAACCCAAAGGTGATGGTACTGGTTGCCTACGCCGTTAGGAGTGCTCAATATAACTGCTGATCCACCTGTCGATAGGGTAGGATAGAGTCCTTTCCATAGCTCATCAAAGTTTCTGATGAATGCCGCCTCATCAATGATGAGAAGAGACAATGCTTCTGAACGTCCTGCGTCTTCTGACGTTGGGACAGACTTGATAACCGAGCCGTTTGAGAACTCAATCGAAGTCTTCGTCTCCGATGTTATTTCTGGCACGATCAGCCAGTCGGGCAGACCTTCCAACATCGTCTTCACTTTACGAACGAAGTTGGTGGCAACTGCCATCTTCGTAGCAATGATGAGAATGTTCTTTTCCTTGTAGAACATTGCGCGCCAAAGAGCAAATGCAGCTGTAATAGTCGAAAGACCAAGCTGCCTACTCTTTAGAACAATATTGAAACGATGCCTGACGAAGTCGTTCATGCAATCGTTCTGGAATGGATATGTCTTAAAGGGTATTAGGCCCCGCTCAGGATGTGATATCCGCAGGTACCTATTGGTGAAGTAGACCGGATCTTTACCACACTTTACGATCTCTTCAATCTGTGCATTCTTTGAAACGGGCATCAGGGTATCTCAAAATCGATATGCCGCCTGTAGTATGCAATTTTACGAGGTGAAGTTGCAGTTGCCGAGATGATCTCGACATTGTCGGAGCTAGAGACTTCCTTGTTACGAAGTGACTTTCCATACAAGGCAGAAAATTCCTTTCCGACCTTTGACATGCAATCACTTACCATCGCCACAGACCTCTCGGTCTCTTTTGCAACCTGCGCACGCAGTGAACGCTCTTCAGCAAAGTGCACAACACTCGTGTAGACAACGTGAAGTATCTTACCATCAAAGCTGTGTTTAATCGATGTGCTTCCATTCGATGTTCCACAAACGTTCTGGAATGCTTGTGCTATCGCACTAATCTTCTTAGGGTCCATTTGACCTCCCAATTTTTAAATAGTACAGGCTTCTGATTAGTTCACTACGTCTTTCGATGACTTTGTTCACGACTTCGGCATCAGGACGCCAACCATCCTTCCAAGCAATCATGTTGAGTTCAGCTATGTCAGTTTCACAGCTTCTACAGCATTTCATTCTTGCGTAAGCTTCTGCATCAACAATGCTAGACATGACACACTTGCAAAGTGGACACCATGTTGGAGTTTCAGGCTCTGTCGCCCTGTTGAAGACAGGGAACTTCTGCCTATTCAGAACAAACATACGAGTCCTTGCCATTGTGTGTGATCTCGATCATGGTGTCAACGGCCTCCTTGACGGCATCTACGTGTGAGATGACCAGGATCGACTTGAAGTACCTCTTGAGACTACCGAGTAGACGATTACAAGCCTCGACGTTGGTGTCATCCAGCGCTCCGAATCCCTCGTCGATGATGAGAATGTCAGACTTGGGAAGTGCAGAGACGTTTGTGAGTGCAACTCGGATGGCCAATGAGGCGAGCATCTTCTCCATGCCAGATCCCAGCTCGATTGGACGGCGAGAGTCTCCGTAGTCGAGGTAGAGCTCAAGGTCGTTGTTGTCTGGGTCTGCCTCCATAACGACGTCGAAGTTGGTGATGCCGTGAAGGATCTTCGATATCTCAGAGTTGATCTTGGGAAGTTCCGAGGCGATGATCATGAGTGGGATGCCGTTCTTGCCGTACGCTTGGATGAGAGATTCGTAGACCTTCCACTTCCTACGCTTCTCCTCAAACTCCTCTTTGTTGGCCTTGAGCTCCTTGGTGCGTGCCTGCAGCATACCAACGTTTCGGTTAGAGTCGTCGAGGAGAGACTGTG